GCCGGGGTACATGCCCCCCGGCGGGCTCTATGGGGACGGCGCGGGAGGTGGGCGCCGGAGGGTTAGAAAACTGTGACCAGGCCGACCGTGCGGAGCAGGGCAAGGGCCTCCTGTACGGTATCCTCGTACTTCGGCGCGTACTTGACGCTGAGGGTCAGGGTACAAGCCACGTTCACGGGCGGGGCGAAGGGAAAGCCCTCCTCCTGCTCAATGAACGAATCGGGGCGCGGATCCGCAGGTTTGACGACGGGGGTGGGCTTGCTCTCTTCGCGGGCCTTGGCTTCCGCCGCATACGCCTGCCCGATGATGCCCGCGGCGTCCTCGCCGGAAATATCCGGCGTCAGGCAGGCCGCAAACTTCGACAGGGGAAGCGCGAAACCGTGTTGTTCCGCCTGAGCCTTTGCCGTGGCCTCCACCAGCGCGATGCGGTCGGCTTTGGCCTGTTCCATCCGGCGGGTTTCTTCGCACTCCCGCTTGTATGCGGCGATGATCCGTTTGATATCCTCGTGGATCTCGGCTTGCCTCGTGGATTTGTTCAGCCATGAAGGGTTGATGGGGATGTCCAGTTCCGGCACGCCTTCACAGCTCTTGATGTTGTCGACGACACACTGGACGGCTGCGCGTCGGCCTTCACGGTCGCGCCGCTCGAAGTCCTTGACCTGCGTGTCCAGCGCAGCGCGGGCATCCACGATGCGGGCGATCAGCGCCTTGACCTCGGCGTCGAACCCGTCCAGCGGCCCGGCAATCCGCCGCTTAATGTCCTTCCGGGCGTTGTCCATCCGTTCCTTGAGCCTGTTCAGCCCCGCCATTTCGTTTTTGATGGCGGGCACGTCGGCTTCCTGTACCTCCAGCCCCGCATACTGGGCTAGGACGGTATCCAACAGCGTGGACACGGCGTCCTTGTCCCATGTGATGACCAACGGCGTCGCGGTGACGTTCAGGTCCAGCAGGGCGAGCCCGGCGGGTTGCTCCTGCGCGGGCGGGAGGGCTTCCAGAATTTCTGCGGTCTGTGCCATATTCTATCCTATTGGTTTTGCCTAAAAAGGCACGTCATCGAGGCCGGAGGCTTCGGAAGGGAAGGCGGGGCCGAGGTCTTCATAGTCGGCGGAGTGCCGCCTCTGTGTCTGGCGTCCGCCTCCCTGTCGGCCCTGTTGCCCGTCGCCGTCCGCCTTGCGGTCGAGGAACTGGACGCGCTGCCCCTGAATCTCGGTGACGTAGCGGTCCTGCCCTTGCTGATCCTGATACTTGCGGGTGGAGAGCCTGCCCTCGATGAACACGAGGCTCCCCTTGGCGAGGTACTGCGAACAGGTTTCGGCCTGCCGGTCCCAAAAGACGACCTTGTGCCATTCCGTCTTGTCGACCTTCTCGCCCCGGTCGTTGGTGTAGCCCTCATCCGTAGCCACGTTCAGGCTGCATACGGGCTTTCCGGCCTGGGTGTAGCGCATCTCGGGATCGCGCCCGAGCCTTCCGATGATCATCACCTTGTTGAGGCTGCTCATACAATCTCCTGCTGAGGGAAAGAAAAGCCCCGCCTGATTATCAGGGCGGGGCTGTTGTTACGCGGCGCATTCCTTGTCCTGCGCTTCGATCTTGCGCTGCCGTTCCCGGTAGGCGGCGTAGATGGCCCCACTGTCCGGGTGGTTTTCCGGGATGCCGAGCCGGGTTGCCGCCTCCTTGAGCGCGGTTACGGTTTCCGCCGCTTCAAAGGCGGCGATCACGGCGTCCAGCGGCACGAATTCGGGCGGGGTTCCGGCTTCGGCTTCGGCCTTGGCCTCGATCTCCCGGCGCTTCTTGCCGAACATGTTCTTGACCGCCTCGTAGTCGGGGTGTCCCTCGGTAATCCGATGGCGGTTGTAACAGGCGACGAACCCCGCACAGTCCCGTACTTCGCTCAACTCCTTAGCGAGGGCGGCGAGATCCACACGCTCGGGCTTGGGCTGAGGGGCTGGCTCGGGAACGTTACGCCGGGGCTGTTCCCGGTCATCGTCCCGCCTCCATGCGCCTTCCCCGTCGTCATCGTCGTCGGCCACCACGCCGACCAACGCCGAAAGGGAATAGCGCCGGGCGTAGGTGATGGCGCTTCCCATTGATTGGATGGCGTTCTTGGAACCCGTGTTGTCGTAGGGCATCCTGCATTCCGACGCCAGCCATTGCCCCGACTCGTGCATCAGCATCGTCCTGACGTGCGCAACCCCTTCCGAGGGGAGGACAATCTGCGCGATGGAGAGGCCATGCTTCGGAAGCACCTTGCGGACGGCATCGATCATCGCCGTCAGGTCAGCGTATTTGCGCTTGAGCTTTCCCTCCTTCCCGACGGCGGCGGTGGAGTTCTTTTCTGCGGGTTCAAGCTCGCCCTGCGCGGCGGCAAGGGCCTTCGCCAGTTCGTTGATCTGTTCGCTATGGGTATCGCACATATACTTACTCCCCGCCTTCTTCCGTTTCCGTGTGCTTGCGCCGGTTCCGCGCAAAGGCGGCATTGCCCGCCGCGATCATGAGTTCCTCGTCCGTCCAGTCCCCATCAAGTTCGGGGTAAGCGTCGTCCGTCCAGTTCATCACGGATCTCCTGCAATTCATTGGCGATGGTCAGCAACCTTCTTCTCATTGCCAAATCCAGTTTTTGTCGGGCGCTCAGGTGTCCCGCCTCATTGTTGCATGAGGCACAGGCAAGGGTCAGGTTCCGCAAGCTGTCCAGTCCGTTTCCGGCAAGCGGCACGATATGTTCCACGGTTGCCGTCTCGGGGGTCAGGACCCGCCCGCAGTACATGCAGACCCAACCGTCCCTTTCCGCGATGGAACGGATCAACAGGTTACGCTCGCGGGCATTTCGGGGCCTCCGCTCACGTTTTCCCCCGCCCTCCCACTTCCGCTGATCAAGAAAGGCGTTGAAAGCATCCTGCGCCCCGTTGATTCCTTTTGTGATTTCGCCGTCTTTGTTCCTGTAGAGCACGGCGATTCCGAGTTGTGTCGTAAAGCGGATAACTTCATAGTCATTCGTCGTGGCAAGCACCTCGGAACCATGAGCGAAGAGCCAATCTGAAAAACGCCGCAGCATTTTTTCGTTCATTGCCCCGCCTCCATGACGAGCGGCGTCATCTGTTCAAAGAGTTCCCGATCCTGCCGCTCAAAATACCCCGTGAGAAGAAAACAGAGAGCGACGATAAGAGCCGCCAGCCACGGGCGGCTCCAAAAGTTGAAGTTGAGGAGTACCGCCCATAGCCGTTTCCAGATGTCAAAGTTCATGCGGCCGCCTCCAGCCGTTCAAGAACAGCGTCGATTCCGCCGTCCTCGTCGATGAACTGGCAGTTGGTGATGGGCCGCGTGGGGACGAGTTCCCCATCGTCCCATTCCGCCGCCCGGAGGCTCCAGCCCTCCCGTGTCGCCTTGAGGAACGACATCACGGCTGCGGGTGAATTGAAAAAGTGTCTGACCGTTCCGCCGTAGAGCGAATTCCCGGTTTCGATGCAGAAGAATGTGGTGGTCATGCGACCCTCCTTGCGTCGAGCTTTTCAATCCACAGGCCGACGACTTCGGCATCGGAAACATGCCCGGCGCGTATATCATCATAGAGCGCGATGAGTTCCGCCGCGTCGCATTCCCCGCCGCATTCCGGGCAGGTGAACAGGCCGTTTTCACAGGTGAGGCTGTGGCGTTCGCCCTGCTCAAGGCAGTTGGGGCAAGGGAAATGCTCCCGGCTCAGGGCCGTGTCGCGTGCCAGCCGCGCGGCAAGGTTCTCTTCCGCGTCGCGCTCAATGGCGCGCATGATGCAGTCTTCCGGGTGATAGCAGGTTCCAAAAGCCCCTTCACGTCCGCAGTTCGTGCCGTAACACATAGAAATACCCTCGTTTTGATGTTTGGCTTGGCGTCCCAAACCCAATGAAAAAGCCCGGTTGGTTCCGGGCTTTTCGATGGGGCTAGGCACGAAAAAAGGCTCCTCGTTTCCGGGGAGCCTTTCGGGTGTGTTTTTGCAGATGGTCAGGCGACCTTGATGGGAGTCCTCGTCAAATCCCCCTGACCTGCAAGGAGTCCTTCGACGGAAATGTCTTCATCAAGGTGTTCCCAGTGAATACCGAACGCGCTCAATTCAAACCGTTCGCGTTCCGCAACCGTCGCATTGAGCAGACGGGGGAACCAAGCAAGAGGAACGCCGATGACGCGGGCGTCATTCAGCCCCACCCACATGGAATCCTCGTCGAACCAAACCTTTTTAGGCGAAATAATCATGATACGCCCCCTTCAGGATATCCCGTTTTTCCTGAACGAGCTTGCATATTTTGCGCAGCTCCTGCGCGGAAAAACCGGCATTGAGCAGAACCCCGAACGGTTCAACAAGCGAAATTTTCGCTTCGCCGTCCTGACTTCTGACATGAATGTGCGGGGCCTTTAAGGGGTTTCCTTCGTTGGAATAGAAGAAAAAACGATAAGGCCCAATGATAAGGATAACAGGCATTATTCCCTCATTTTTCTGAAAGAATAGCGGGTTTCACAGACTCTGTCCATATGCTTCGGCCATGTTCCGTTTCGACTCCACAGCGGGGGTTGATGTTCACCGCTCCAGTCCGGCTCTCGCCGTCTCTCAACACGTCTGCCCTCGGCGGCATCCCGTTGTGTTGAGATAAAAAATACGAAAATCGTATTTATGAGTCAACATGAAAATACGATTTTCGTATTTATTTTCTTCAAAAAAAGGCAATCTTTCAAGACTGCCTTTCTTTATAGGTGGTTACTATTATGTGTTCAGCTTTCCAAGAGGCCCAGAGCGATCATTTCATCTATAGTTTTTCCAAATGCCCGTGAAAATTCGTATGCCTCCCGTAGAGTCAGGCTACGGTGACGACCTTGCTTGTCAGGTCTATAGATGCGCTTGAACTCGCGCAACGAGACATCAGGAGTGGAAAGTTTCATTGTATTATGAACGAGTTCTTTTAATTCTTTGTTTTGTTCTTGTGCCAGTTTTTCAACGGCAGCCGCGAATACAGTATCCACGCTCATAGTATCCTCCATGTACTTGGATACCATTTTCGTGCCTCCTTTTCTAAATCAAAATATACGAAATTCGTTGACTCAGTTTTACGATTATCGTACGAAAAAAGTCAACGACAACTGGTGACGACTTGTCACCGATTGGAGGCTCTTCGACAACCAGCCCCGACGAACCCGCCGCCGACGCCGCGCCCGGACGTGAACAACGCCGACCGCCGCCGGGGGAACAGGGGGAGGGATGCCCGATAGGATCGGGCCGCGCTTGTGATGCCGTTTTCGAGCTGGGCGCGAAACCTCAAAGCTCAAAAAGGATTTTGATTCCTTTTTGAGTTCTTGAGCAAGATGTAAAAACTGAAATGATTACACCGTTGAGCCGTGCCTTGGACATGAAAAAAGGCGGCTCCGAAGAACCGCCTATAGTAGAGCCGCCGAACTTTTTTAGAAGCTTGCCGCTGTTTGCGGTTCCGTAAAACCGCCTCCAAGAGTTGGTAGCCGCCGAACTTCCCTAGAAGCTTGCCGCTACTTGCTATGAAAAGTAAAAAAATGGTTTTGTGTCAATTAAATATTAAATATAAACAGAAAAATATTAAATATAAAGTGTTATATGCGTTATGCACAAACTGATTCCTTTCCACAAAACCCGGCGGGGCCATCCCCGCCGGGGGCGCACATCTCCATGCGCCTCAGGTCCACGCATGGGTTGGGGAGACGGGAGATCCGCCGCCCCTTTTATGCAAGGATCATCAATTGATAGGAATAAGTTTATAACCGAGTTCCCGCGCCATGACTTCAAGAGGCTGGGTGTTCCCTGTGGCTTTGAGGATTGCCATGAGCGTCTCTGCGCTGAGTTTTGCGCCTTTGCCATAGGGGTTGCACTCCCTGAGCAGAGTCGAGTAGGGTTTTCCAATGGCGGATGCTATTGCTTTTGCAGGCATATCGCCATCAATGACAAGAGTGTGGACGGATTCAATGAGTTTGCTCATGATTTTTCCTGTAGTTTTTTGTACTAAAAAACTATAAAGCTTCCCTTTTCCGATGAACTCTATGCTCCTAATAGATATGAAGTATTTTTCTCTCTATCTAATTTCATCCTAAAAGTGAATCCTTCTTCCTCTCTCTTCCCCGCCCTTGCCAGATGCGTTCAAACATGGTTTGGGAGTACGATTTTTCGTACTCGACCCCGTGCTATGTGGTGAATTGTCGTTTTTTATCACGTGTTACGGACCGATATTCGCCACGACTTCGCATGTCGGGGCTGCTCCTCCCGGCTTTTTCGAATGGTTTCATGGTCTGTCCTTGTGCGCTGTCGGTCTGGTACGAAAAAGCCCGGTGCCTATCTAGGCTTCGATGATTCAAGGCAAACACCTGGCAGAGCCAATCCCCGCCGGGGCGTGCACATCCATACGTTTCAGGTCCCGCATGGTTCGGGGCGACGAGTGTTCGCCGCCCCTTTCATGTGAGGCCGTCAGTCCACAGGGGCAAGCCTGTAGCCGAGTTCCCGCACCATCACGTTGAGCGGGGTGGAGTCGCCCGTGGTTTCGATGATGTCCATGAACGTCTCGACGCCGAGCTTTGCGCCGGGGTCAAGCGGGTTGGTTTCCCTGAGCAGGGTCGAGTAGGGCTTGCCGATGGCCGACGCGATGGCCTTGGAAGGCATCTTGCCGTTGACCACGGTTTCGTGGATGGCCTTGATGACCTTTGACATGGGTTTTTCCGTAAAAATAAAGTTGTTTCCTGTGGTTATTGGACGGTATTGCTCAGGGCCACCGTGGGTATCTCTGTTTTCCCAACCCCAGACACCGACGCGCACACCGTTGCCGCTGGTTCCCGCCGACCCGTCGCGGCTTGTGAGGACGGCGGGAGAAGGCCCGGCGTCGTGAAACTAGTATTAGCGTATGCTAAAATAAAAGGCAAGCCTGATATTAGCAAATTCTAAAAAACGTGTTACAAAAAAGTTGCCCGCACGTAGGGCACGAAAAAGCCCCTCACGGGGAGGGGCGGGAGGACATATGGAAGTACCGGCAAGTAAGCCGAATGGCTCACGTCAGAAACGCAGGAAGAAGACTACCTTTGTTACCCAAGAGGACATGGAGTTGGAGCGGACGCTTTTCAACTGGCGCATCCGTCGCGTCGAAAAGGGAATGTGGATACAGGCACTGTGCGCCGTGGGCGTGTACCTCTGTTTTTTTGGCGCACTATATATGGAGTCACTGAACCAGAACGAAAATGCTGCTTGCTCATCAAGCGCTGAAATATAGGGATAGAGGTGACTAGGGTGAATGACAGATGGATTCTGCTTGTATCTTTTGCTGTTGGGGCGGTGTTATTTGTGTTTGTTCTTGTTTTTTCTGCATCGATGATATGGCAGTGTTCGCTTCTTTTAGACCAAAACCGAAAGCAAATAGAGAACCAGCAACAAGAATCATTGCGAAGAAGCGAACCGGGAGAAGAGCCTTCTTCAATGTGTGAGCCTTCTGTACCTCCTTACTCCTTTTCCCCGCTCCGGCGGGGATTTCATCTGTACTCAACATAAATGATCACGCACCCGGAAGGGCGTCGTTCCCGCCGGACTTCACGGAGACGTGGCGGAACTAGGCGATCTGTTTGTCCCTGTCGCTAGACCCACTTTGCGCGCGCACCAGTTCGATGTGCCCTTCCCATTTGGCCTTGTAGTCCCTGAGTTCCTCTACCTTTTTTTCAAGCTCTTTGATTCGTTGGTTGAGAGCCCGCATATCCTGCTCGGGATGGCAGGGTTGAGGAGAAGGGCATGGTTTTTCGCCCGGAATGAGAAGTATTCCTCCGGCTTTATCAATAGCTCCGCAAAGGACGGAGTTAAGACTACGTTTTCCTGTGATCCAGCCCCAAAAAGTGACGTTGTTCACGCCGAGAGCTTCCGCAGCCGCAGACTTATTTCCTCCATACTCTTCAAGTACTTTGGAAAAAAGTTTTTGAATGTCGTTTTCTATTCCCATACGATATGTTCCATCCAAAAAATTAGCTTCTGTCAATTCGCGTTCGGATAAAATAGCTTGATGTTTTCTTTAGCGTTCGCTAATAAGGAGCACATGAAGACAATCGCCACAGAAATCAGAGAGTTTTTGGACCAGACCGGGCTCCCCCAGAGCAGGCTTTCTGCCGAGTCTGGGGTCCCCGCGTCTACAATATGCAACCTTTTGAAGGGGAAGCGACAGCATCTGTTGGGACCGAACCAAGACAATATCCGTGCCGCAATGTCTCGCCTTTCTCTCACCGCCGCCCCCAGCACTCCCAGCGAACCCGAAGAGGAGGCGTTGGTATGAAATGCCCCAGTTGCGGAGCCCCCGGCATGAAACGGACGTTCAACGCCACACATGATCCGGAGCGCTTCTACCTGTGCAAGGAGTGCGGGCACATCTTGTCTCGTGCCAAAGAGCCTTGGTCCGGCAAGGATCAGCGGTTTTTCGTAATGGCAAGCCTTGCCGAGCAGAACCGCCTTCTTGAGGAAATTCGGGACGCGCTCAAGGAACGCGCCCCGGTGGGGGAGGCTAGCTCCAATCCGCCTTCTCAAGGAGTGGCCTCGCTGGTCCATCGCCTGCGGGTATTGATGTGCCGTGCCCGCAAGCCAGCCTCCCCCAACACTCCCACCGCACCCGAAGAGGCAAGCCATGAACTGGCCTGAAGCCATTGTCGTTATCGCTAGTATCGCAGGGATTTGTTTTATCCTCTGGTGCTACCTCAGAAGCGAATAGCCCCTCCGCGCACCGCCGAGCCACGGCTTCTGGAGTCGGGTACTCCGCGACGCGGTATGCCCGCCAGTGCGGGCGCGGCTGGCCGGGGATCAGGATACGGACGCGCCAGACGGGGCCGCGCAGTGTGATGAGCAGATGGACTGTAGGTACAGGCATGGGGTCCGAACCTTTTTCAGCCATCTTATCGGAACGCAACAGGCCGTAAAGTTGAAAACTTCAGAGGAAAAGCAGGATGGCCGACTACAAGAACATGACTGCAATCGAGGCGCTTCGGGAAGCCAAGGACGCCAGCGGCATGACCGCCGAAAGCATAGCGCAGGGAGTGGGCATCACCGCGACGCATTTGCGCCGCTATCTTGATCCCAATGACAACTATGCGCCGAGCCTGCACATCATCCCCGGTTTGTGCAGGGTGATGCGGAATACAATCCTCCTCCAGTGGCTTGAAGCGCAGCTTGTAGCTGATGACACTCCGGTGACGCCTGCCGCGACGCGGGCGGACGTGCTGACGGCGGTGGCGCGTGCGGGTTCGGCCCTTGGCGAGGTGCAGCGGATCGTCGCCGAGGCGCAGGTGCTTTATCCGAGTACGGCGCGGGAGATCCGTTCCGGGCTTGGGGACGTGATCGCGGCGTGCCGGAGCGCGCAGGCGGGGCTGCAACCACTGGCGGAACGTCGGGATCGGGATGTGGCGCTGGCCAGCCTGTCGGACGGAGAGCAGGCGCCACCGGTGGCGATGCCCGAGCCACTGACGGGAGAGTGCCGCAAGCCGTGGTGGAAGGTGTGGAGGTAATGATGAGCGTCGTACCGAAAAATCCGTACGAAAATACTTCGCATGGAACGCGCTGTTTCCGGGCAGGGAAAAAAGAACTGGGATAACCTCTCTTCAAAAAGAAGGAGGAGGAGCCGATGAGCGGGCTGCGAATTTTTCAGAACAGGGAGTTTGGGGCCGTGCGCGTGATCGAGTACGGAGGCGAGCCGTGGTTTGTGGCGCGGGATGTATGCGCCGTCCTCGGAACGGAGACGCGGGATCTGCCGGACATTCTGGAGCACGACGAGCAACGCCCTATTGTCGATATTATCCACACTCTGAATGATTCCACAGGATTGCGACGCGATAGCCGTATCATTTCAGAACCGGGCCTGTACTCGCTCGTCCTCCGGTCCCGCAAGCCGGAGGCCAAGGCGTTCAAACGCTGGATCGTGCATGAGGTTATTCCGTCCATCCGCAGGACGGGCGGCTACGGTGCCCCGGCGCTTCCGAACTTCAGGAATCCGGCGGAGGCGGCGCGGGCGTGGGCGGACAAGGAGGAGCAGCGGCTTCTTGAAGAACAGAAGCGTCTCGCGCTGGAGCAGAAGATGGAGGAGGTGAAGCCCAAGGTCGTCTTCGCCGAGTCCATCGAGGTCGCCAAGACCAGCATCCTCGTGGGGGAAATGGCGAAGCTCATCAAGCAAGCCACGGGGTACGACATCGGGCAGAACCGTTTCTTTGAGTGGCTCAGGAGTAGGGGCTACCTGCACAAGGATGGTTCCCAGACCAACATGCCTACCCAGAGAAGCATGGATGCCGGATGGATGGAGATCAAGGAGGGCACCCGCATCGGAAGCAGTGGGGAAAGCCGCATCACCCGCACGCCGAAAATCACGGGCAAGGGGCAAATCTACTTCATCAACCTGTTCAAGAAAATGGTGGAGTCATGATCATCCGCTGCCGCCACCGTATCCCGTCGCCCGAGGCCGTGGGGTTCCTCACGGCGGAAGGGCTCAGGGAAGCCGCCGCGCAATATCCGCATTTGCGGCCCTGCAAGAAGCATAGCTGGAACTGGCTGTATCGGAAGGCCTGCGCGAAGTGTGGAGATAGAATTGAAGTGCCGCTTGAAGGTTCGGCACGCGAACACGAAAAAGGCCCGCTGTGGAGCAACGGGCTAAGAGGGGAAAAGATGATGCAAGTTCATCAAAACGTTGAAAACAGTATGCCCGCAATCGGGTCTGCCGTCAAGGGAAAGGTGTGAGTATGGGCGGCTATTTCAAGGTCTGGCGCAAGATTGAGGACTCGAAGTCGTGGAGCCGGGGCGCACTGTATCGTGGGCTGATGATCACCCTTCTCCAGAAGGCGAACTGGAAGCAAGGATACTTTCACGGGCAGGAAATCCTGCCGGGCCAGCTTGCCTGTTCCGGGGCTTCGCTGGCGAGCGAGCTTGACCTGTCGCGGTATCAGGTGATGCGGATGCTGGCGACGCTTGAAGACGACGGCTTCATCACCCGTCAGACTTTCGGAAAAGTATGCACGCTGATCACTGTCGTGAATTGGCAGTTATACCAGTCTGCTACGGAAGAGGCCGCACAGCAGCCGCACAACGGGCGCACAAGCAGCGCACAGGTTCCGCACACGATAGAAGAAGGGAAGAAAGCAAGAAAAGAAATCCCTCCTGCATCCGCCGATGCAGTGGAGGAAGACGCTTCACCTGCCGGGAAGGGAAAGCAGGAAGAGGCGGCACCCCATGCGGAACCCGAGCAGGTCGTGGTTGCCCCCGAACCCTCCCCATCGTCCGGGCCGACGTACCGGACGGCGGGTAACCGCCAGCTTACAGGCCAAGCCCTGACATGGTTTACCAGCGTGTGGGACGCGTTCGGCTACAAGCGCGGGAAGGCCGAGGCTGCGGACGCTTTTCTGGACATCAAGGGCATGTCCGATTCCCTTGTGTCCGTCATTTGCCGGGCGGCCCAACAGGAAGCGGCGCGCAGGCCCGACCTTGTTGTGCGGGGCAAGACGCCGAAGATGCTGACGGGCTGGCTGGCCGGGCGGCGATGGGAGGACGAGGCGGACGCACCGCCCCCGCTTGTGCCGACTGCGGCCCGTGGCCCCTTGCTCGGGGCTCCCGTCATCGACATGCCGACGCAGGCGCAGCGCGAGGAAGGCTGGAAGGCGGGCTTGTCGTTCATGGAGAAATGGCGGCATGGCGTGAGGCCGGACAATCAGGCCGGACAGTTTGACCGCCAGAAGCCGCTACCTATTCCGGCGAACTTTGGGCGCGTCCTGCAACGGGCGCTGTAGGAGAACGGTTTATGACATGGAGCGTTTCCAACGAATCGGCCCCCGTCCGGCGCGCACCGGCGAAGCGGGTCCGGGCCTGCCCCACGGAATCGCAGGAGCAAAAATCCCTGTTCAAGTGGTGGCGTGTCTATTCCCGGCACGCCCCGCACCTCGTCATGTACCACATCCCCAACGGCGGGCGGCGTGACGCGATCACGGGGGCCCGGCTGAAGGCCGAAGGCGTGGTGGCGGGCGTGCCGGATATTTTTCTTGCCGTACCCCGGCAGGGGTTCCACGGGCTGTACGTCGAGCTGAAGCGGCAGAAGGGCGGCAGTCTGGAAAGCTCCCAGGAGGACATCATCGCAAGGCTCCGTCAGGCCGGGTACCGCGTCGAGGTCTGCATGGGCTGGTGGGAGGCGCGGGAAGTCATCGAAAACTATCTGACCGGGGCATTGCCCCAAGCAAGCGGAGGCAGAGCATGAGGGAACGCGTAGCCGATGTGATCGTCCCTATTACCGGCGGCAGGCTTGATATGCTGGCGAAGGCCACGGCGACGCTGCACAGGGCGGTTGAGGTGCAGGCATACGTCTGGGGCGTGGGCCGGAACCGGATAGCGATATTCGGTCCCCTCCGGCGCACGGTGGGCGGCGTCGGGATGCTGGTGTACAGGCTCAAGCGGCTGAAGGTGGAGAAGGGCATCAATCTGGACGACCGGAAGGCCGAGGGGAAGGACGTTTGGGACTGCCCGGCTCCAGTGGTTGATATGTGATGAACGTGCCGGAATGGATGTATGTGGGGGATATTGTGAACCAGCTTGAAATGGAACTGATCATCGGGAACGGAAGCGCGGCTGCGGGGCACAGGCTCATCGAGGACATTGCCCGGCGTGTATCCGAAGCGCGGCGAAAGCATCCCGTCTTTGCGGAGGGCAAATACCACGCGCTCGGCGTTATCGGCGAGGAGTATCAGGAGGTCGTGCAGGCCGTGGAAAAGGAGACGCCCGACCGCGTGTATCAGGAACTTCTCGACCTGATCACCACGTCCATCCGCGCGGCGAACGGAGAGCATGAGGTGGGGCATGGCCCGGCTGACGTCTGAGCAGTGGGAACAAGCCCGCGCGGAATATGAAGTCCGGGGCGTGTCGCTTGGGGAGGTCGCCAGACGTTTCGGGGTATCACAGCAGGCCGCATCGAAGCGCGCCCGGAAAGAGGGTTGGAAGCAAGGAAAAAGTTGTGGGGTTGTCGAGAAAAAGGTCAGTGCGATTAAGGCGCTATACGAAGTTGAGCAGGAAAGTTGTGACCTGCCCACAACTTTTCGCTCCACGATCGACGATGTGGTGCGCGAACGTCTTGAAGCCGACCATCTCTTTGCCCAATTCGACAAGGCCCTCATACTCAAGGCCCATGCCGTACTCTCCAAGGTCGAACTCCCCGAGGAGTGGGAAACCATGACGCGAGGCCGCCGGAACCTCGCCCCGCAGCAGGAGCGGGGGACCACGGTGAACGTCAGCCAACAGGCCAGCGCGCAGACGGCAGCCGTGGCGACCTCCGTTCCCGCGCCTGATTCCGCGCTGCGGGAGGCCCTGCGCGGCTCATATGAGGCGGATTGATGGGCCTGCTCTCCCGCTGTACGCCGGAACAGCTTGCCGCCATCCGTGACGCCTGCGAACGGGACTTCCTCGCGTTCGTCGCGCTCATGTTCCGGGCGCGAACGGGCATGACCTTTCGGGTCAACCGGCATCACGAGCAAATCGCGGATGCACTCATGTCAGTGTATCGGGGGGACGTGCGAAACCTGCTCATCAACACGCCGCCGGGGAGTTCCAAAACCGAGCTGGCGGTCATTGCGTTCATGGCGTGGTGCTTCGCCCGCGACCCGCATTGCCGTTTTCTGCACCTCTCGTACTCCGACGACCTTGCCTCGCTCAACAGCACGTCAGCCCGTGAGATTCTGGAGACGGAAGCCTTCCAGCAGCTTTGGCCGCTGGCCTTCCGTCGGGACACCAAGTCCAAGAAGCGGTGGAACATTGAGAGCGGGGGGCGGACTGCCGGCGGCGTCTACGCCACGTCCACCGGCGGGCAGGTGACGGGCTTTCGCGCCGGGTTCATGGAGCAGGGCTTTTCCGGCGCCATCATCATCGACGACCCCATCAAGCCGGAGGATGCGTGGAGCCAGTCCAAGCGCGAGACGGCGAACCGGAGGCTGACGAACACCGTCCGGTCGCGCCGGGCTACGGACGACACCCCGGTCATCATGATCATGCAGCGTGTCCATGAGGACGACCCTTCCGCGCTGGCCCTTTCTGGGCGGCTCGGGTTGGACTTTGAGCAACTCGTTATTGAGGCCGTGCCGGGAGAAGGGACGGATAACGCGCGGAGCTATTGGCCGGATAAGGAATCTCTGGAAGGGTTGCTTGCCTTGCGTGATTCGGACCCATACACATTCAGCTCGCAGTACCAACAGCAACCTACGCCGCCCGGCGGGGCAATGATCAAGCTCGATTGGATACATTACTTCGGGGTCAAGCCAGCAGGCATCACGAGTATCGGTATTTTCACTGACACGGCTCAGAAAACAGGCCAGCACAACGACTATACCGTGTTCATCCTAGCGGGGTGCGATGGGCAAAATGTCTATCTCCTCGATCTGGTCCGTGAGCGTCTTGAGGCCCCTGACCTCATCAGCGCGGCGAAGGCCTTCTACGAGCGTCACCGCCCGAACCGCATCACCAACCCCGTGCGCTTCGCCGGGTTCTTTGTCGAGGACAAGGTATCCGGCACGGGGCTTATCCAGACATTGCGCCGGGAGACGGACATCCCGGTTATCCCGATACAGCGGGACCGCGACAAGGTATCCCGTGTCAATGACGTTCTCCCGTACATCCGGGCAGGGCGTCTTTTCGTGCCGGAGGATGCACCGTGGGTGAACGCCTACATCGGGGAGCTGGCGGCGTTCAGCCCGGCCATGACTCATGAGCACGACGATCAGGTCGATCCGACCTGTGACGCCCTTTCCGAACTGCTATCCCCCGGCGGGAATCTCATCACCGGGGCCGACTGGAGCTGACATGCCGTACATCCGTACCCTGCGCGACGCCATGACGCAGGAAACCTTCTTTCTGGAAAACCGTACAGGACGGCAGTTCTCGCGCATCGTTGCCGCGTTGGCATGGCCTCACGGCATAGCGCAGGGATGCGTCATCGTGCTCGGGGAGATACGCGGGCGGCCCGCCGTGCTGAACGTCCACAACCATGTCCATGTGCTCAACGAATATCGCTCCGGCGATGTGGCCGACCTCGTGGACATGGCGGTCAGGCTCTACGAGGACTGGTCGGCGTCGTGCGTCATTACGCCGGGGGACGACAGGCGTGTGGTGTTTCTTGATGCCGCCAACGACGACCTGCGCCGGGAACGCCGCCGGAGGATACGGATCACCGATCCGCAGGTATGGAACGGGAGTGGGGAGCGGGTGCTTCCTTTCTACCTGGGCATCCTTCAGCAGCGGATAGTGGGGGAGAAGACGTTGTTTTTCGGGACGGACTGCACGGCGGCGTCCGAGACGCAGCGGCTTGGGAGCGAGGACGTGGACAGGCGGATGACGGATTACCCCGGAGCCGCGGCGCTTCTGTGGGCCGTGGCCGAGATGGACTTGAACCGGCGGCGCGGGGAAGCGAGGGAACACCTTGGCCCGGCGGACAGGCTCGGGGGGTACTGAGATGGCGGAACGGGAAGTAATGGTCGTCTACGCGCCGATGATTTTGCGGAGCCTTGCGGAGATCAAGGAGGCCTTCGGGGTGGGCGAGAGGCAGATCAAGCTATGGGTGCAGCAGGGTGCACCCATAGCCGTGGAAGGTGAGGGGAGAAAGGTGCGGTACAGCGCGGAGGCGGTTAGGTTGCAGGTGTGGAGGGAGAGAAAGTGTCTAATGTTGGAATAATGGTTTCTTTAAGAAAAGTGACGACAGGATTACCCTTAAGGTTATATTTGTCAGATTACGGTAAATATCCCTTGTTCTTTTTGGAGTTGCCTTACGATTTGGGCTTCTTTTTGAAATCGAGGATTCCCTTTCATATGATCATGAAAGGGTTGTTCCATATGACATATCACACAAAGAATTTTTAAATTGCTTCGCTTATTATCTGTACCTTCTCCATTCACATGATGCATATGAAGATAAGAGCGGTGTTGAGAGCAGTCGACACCACATCCTTGACATTTATAGTGAATAGATTGTTTGTATTTATTAGCGCGTTCAGTGTGATCCGGAGCATATTTTTCTGTTATTGGTACTTGTTCTGTTCGCCTAAATGTTTTTGGGATATCAGGTTGATATTCTTCATAGAAATTTTTTAAGGAAAAAGGTTCTTTATACATCCCATTATGAATTAAAATATCTCTACAATTTTTACAAAGTTCTAAAGATACTAGAATTTCTTTGTAATAATTCTGAGCATTTACAGGGAATATACCATCTGCACGAGATGTAGCAACATATCTATCCTTTCTACCTTTTAAGACCATATCTTGAATTGTTTTACAATTACATAAATGAAATTTATATGTTGATGTTTTATTATAAGGATTTACGCCTTGGCTTTGGTTTTTAATGTAAATACAACATTTTACGCCATTAACTTCAAGTGTCTCATCTTTAACTACTGTAAAAGTTTCATGTGCAAGTGAAACAGCTTTTAGTTTGATTTTTTCAGCAAATTGCAATTGCTCTGTATTAGGTACAATTGTCTCTACGATTTTAACACGAGTTTTAACAAACTCTACGTCAGGTAATTCAGGAATTTTGATGACCCCCATTTTTTGTAGAAGATGTTTTACTTCAACACATGCAGAGAAATCAGGTAATTTAATCATTTTTCAACTCATCAAGAATTTGAACGATTCTATTTTCGGCGTTTGTTCTTGTTCGAAATTCAACACGCCGAGAGCGGGCTTTATCCTCTGTACCATCATCATTATAAACAAGTTTGCTTGATGAAAGCCCATTCGCTGTTACATGCTGTTGCATTAAATTTTTATAGTTATTTTTTTGTGTTATAGAATAACAATAAACCAATACAGAGCGCGTTCTTTCTTGAGAAAGTTGCATATTGTTAAAGTATGCTTCATCTGGAGAACTTGTTCCTGTACTCCATTCAGAAGATGTATGTCCTTCAATACGAACTTCAGCAATTGTGTCTTTAAACTCGTCAGAAAAAATGATATTTAAATATCTAGGAAAAAAATTATCTAGTATGTCTTTAAATTTTGGAGTAACATCAGCTTTACCTGTTTGGAAAAGTATATCTGGCTCAAAAAATTGTATAGAAAGAGTTTCTTTATCAATGATCGCTTGCCATTTGGGGAGATCTTCCTTGAATTCTTCATTCAATTTTTCATATAAAGCGACTTGTGCTTCGTGATAAGTCACAGCGATCTTTTTTATTTTTTGCTGCCCTTGTGCGATATTATGCATATAGGCAATGGCAATTAGCAAAAAAATCATCATCAGTCCGGCCATAAGATCTGAAATAGATGACCAATGTTCTCCATCTTCTATTTTAGTTAAGCGAAGCATTGTTCATCCTCTCCGCTATCCTGACAACCTCACGCAAACGATCCGTCAATGGGGTATAATCACTGGCAAATTTGTTTGAAAGAGCTATCATTGCACCTGCAAAGGATTCAAGGGATTTTCGCAATTCTTCTTCCAATGACTTTTCAATCGATTCAATTTGTTTTTGTGAAGCTTGCGAGAGTTCTGAAGCGTGTGCCTGAAGCTCCATAGTCGCCTTACGTATGAAGTCGTTAGTTTCTTCTTGTAATCTTTGAATTTGATCTGTGATCGCATTCATATTTTTGGAAATTTCAGGAACGACAGTTGCAGCCTTTTCTCCTGCATCCTTGATGGCATGAATGGATGCATCCAGAAGTTGGTTTTGCTCTGTTAATTGACTACTATGAAGAGAAAGCTCTTGACCTGAAATAGATATAGAATGGAGTTTTGTATTTATAGTAGCAATCTGCTCTGAAAGTTCCATAATTCTGTCAATAGATTGATTGTAAACAGTATTTAATGAAGAAAGCTGTATAAGAACAGAGTAAAGATTTTCATGGTTTTGTGTGATTATTTCTTTATATTCAGACTGCCAAGTATTCAATCGTTCTGTTGAATCCTTCAAATCTTGAAAAGATTGGCTTACTAAATCATTTAGCATTGTATTGAATTTATCTACTACACGTTTTAATTCGTCAATTAATGATTCTGATGCCATTTTTGAAAACTTTTCAGCAAACTCTTCAAAAGCTTTTTTAGTTTCTTTACGACTATCTATTAATTCTTGACGAATTAATTTAACTTGTGAAACTAAAGAATATTCTTCGTCAGAGCGGAAGCATCTTCCTATCGTTTCCTCAAGCTTGTTTATACTTTCTCTGATTTCAGATGAATAAATTTCTATATTTTGAAGGCATTTTGCAGGATCTGTAGAACCTTTCTCACCTATATCATCACGTAGATTATAAATAAATTTTAAAAATAAAGACACAGACATCCCAATAAGGGAAGTAAAAAAGGCTGTTTTCATTCCCTCAAGTAGCGTTGGAATACTTTCTGAAATATGTGCTGTATCAAAACCAGAAAGTCCTATAAAAATTCCCCAAAATGTTCCAAAAATGCCACAGGATACCGAGAGTGAAGGTAAAAAATCGCGAACTCGCTCTAGCTTTCGAAAAACAGAAAGAATAATACCAGTTATCGCAATTCCACCAATCATTAATGAAAAAATGATATTACTAGGTGATGCACCTGCAGCTAAAAAAATTTCTATATCTGTCATCCGTCTTCTCCCTCCTCAGATTATATTGCGTTGGTGAGGTTCGCGTATCAAAAAAACTTTATTGGGAAAAGGAATTTTTTTAGTTCTCACACCTGAAAAGAAGTTGTTATTTAGATTATCTCGTGTATCTCCAGTTGGTTCCTACTTTTTTCATGCGCATACGCTATCTTCCGAAAAGTTTGTCAATTCCCCACCAGACCCTCACCAGATGCCCACCAGACCCGCACCAGTCCGACAGGCTCAAAACCCCGTGCTACGCTCCTGACCAAACTCAGGAGCGTTTTTTCATGCACTACACCGAAGCCCGTTGGTCCGGGAAATGGCCGAACTTCACCCCGAAGGAGATCGCCTGCAAATGCTGCGGGGAGATCGTCGTGGACGAGGAGGGCATGGACGCGCTCCAGCGGCTCCGCGACATGTGGGGCGAGCCCCTCGTCATCAACAGCGGTCACCGCTGCTTCAGGCACAACAAGGAAGTGGGCGGGGTCGCGCATTCGCAGCATCTCACCCTCGCCTTTGATGTCCGTATGCCGAAAGAGCGGCATGAGGCATTCATCAAGCTGGCCCGGCAGTGCGGGTTCCGGGGCATCGGCCACCGCGACTACGAAACCTTCGTGCACCTCGATATGGGGCCGGAACGGGAGTGGTGATGAATATCGAACGCATCGCCTGCTCCGTCTTTGCCTTGGCCTGCCTTGCTCTCGGAGTGTTTGCGTTCATCGTGACGGAGCAGCGGGAGCTTGCCCGGCAAGACGCCGTAACATGGGAGGAAAGCGCGAAGCGGAATCGTGCCGCGCTCGAAGACATGACGGCGGCCCATGCCAAACTTCAAGAAACGCTTGAAGAACGCGAAGGGAAGCTGGCGGCGTTGGAACAGGACCGGGAACGGCAGCGCGTGAAGCTGCGGGAGGCCATGCGCAATGACAGGCAGACTGGCGATTGGGGCGGCACTGTGTTGCCTCCTGCCGTTGACGGGCTGCTCAGGTAAGCCGGTGGCGACCATGCCCGTCGTGATCCGGCAGGATGCCCCGGCGTACCTGACGGCGGAAACGCCCGTGCCCTTATGGACCGGCGTGAACAATGCCGATCTGGTCGACTATGTCTTGAACCTCCGTCAGGCCCTCGGTTCGTGCAATGCGGACAAGGCCGCTATCCGTGGGGGCCGATGAGCGACATGCAGGACTGGAATTTCTGGGAGATGCTGGAACGGTCGTTGCCGTTCATCGGCGTTTCCGTGACCGGCGCGTTCGTGCGATGGGCACGCTTCGGGTTCCGTTCCGTGGGCGGTTTTCTGCTCTCGGCGGTCATGGCTGCCTTTTCCGCCTTCCTCATGTTCGCCGCGCTGGAAGACAGCGGGCTTTCGATGGGGTTTATCGTCGGGATTGTCGGCATGGCGGGCTATTCCGGCGGAACAGCGCTGGACGCCATGCAAACCCGGCTCCTGCGGAAGATTGAACGGGGCGGGGTGGAGGACAAGCAATGACCCAGATACCGCTTGAGGCTGAGAACGAATTTTACGCCGCGATGGAGCGGGAAGACGCGGAACAGCTGGAGCGCGAGGCCCGCGCCGCTGCGTCCGCCCGGCTCAATGCGTTGGCCTTGCAGCTCAAGCGCGAGTTCTCGACCGCCGAGTCTTCCCGCAAGCTCATTGAGGAGCGGTGGCTTGAAGACCTCATGCAGTACCGGGGGCAGTACCCCGCCGACGTGATGGAGCGGCTGAAGAAATTCAAGCGGTCGCAGGTCTACTATCGGATGACCACGAACAAGGTGGACATGATGGTGGCCCGGCTCATGGACCTGCTGTTCCCGGCGCGCTCAAAGAATTGGGCCATCCAGCCCACGCCGGACCCGGAAATTCCCGGTGAGCTTGTTGAGCAGTCCCCGGAGTTCATGCAGGCCGTGCAGGAGGTCATGGCGGAGCAGATGCAGCTCTTGCAGGCGCAGAACGCGGTTCCCGACGGCCTTGCCATGCAGAAGATGCAGCAGATGGCCATGCAGGAGGCCATGCGGCGCATCGACCTTGATACGGTGAAGCTCCGCATCGCCAAGGCCTGCGCCGACAAGATGGAGCAGGTCATCGACGATCAGCTCAAGGAATCCTCTGCGGGCGGCGAATTCCGCCCCTCGTGGCAGCAGCACTGCAAGGCCGTCATCTTTTCCTCCTGCCTGCTCGGGATGGGCGTGCTCAAGGGGCCGCTGGTCGAACGCCGGGAACTCAGGAAGAGGCGTCCCGTCTCCGATGCAAGCGGCAGGGTTGTCTGGGACGAGCAGGTCATGGGCGAGGAAATCCGGCCCTATTACGAGGCCGTCCCCGTCTGGGAGGTCTATCCCGATCCCGGCGCGCTGGAGCCGCGCCAGCTCCGCTATGTCTGGCAGGTGCATCTCAAGACGGACAAGGACCTGTGGGATCTGATGACGTTCCCCGGTTTCGATGCATCAGCCATCGAGGGGTATCTCAAGGAGCATGAAAACGGCGACGCCTCGTTGACGACCTACGAATCGCAGAAGCGGAATCTGAACGACGCCAACGGCAACCTCGGCGCGGTCATGGACAAGCGGTTCCGCGTCTACGAACGGTGGGGCTATCTCACCGGGCAGGAACTCCGGGATGCCGGATGCGCGGTTGAGGACGCCGACCTGTACCGTGTGTTTCCCTCCTGCGTGTGGATGCTCGGCGACACCATCATCAAGGCGTCGGTCAATCCGCTTGAAGGCGTGGACATTCCCTTCTTTTTTTACCCCTACCAGCGTGACGAAACGTCCTTTTGGCCCGAGGGCATCGCGTACCGGCTGCGGTCGCCGCAGGCGGGCATCAACGCCGCCGTGCGCGCGGCGCAGGACAATACGGCGTGGAGTTCCGGCCCGCTGTTCGGCGTGAACATGCAGGCGCTGGCCGAGGGGGAAGACCCGCTGGACATTTCGTCGAGCCGTGTCCTGCTGTTCGACAAGGCCGGGGTGAACATCAACCAAGCCCTGAGCGTCGCCGTGGTGCCGTCCTGCATTCAGGAGAACCTGACGCAGGTGAAGTTCTGGCAGGAGTGCGCCGACGAAATCAGCACGCCGCGCTTCAACGCCGGGGACGGGCGCGTGTCCGGCGCGGGCGAGACGGCGTCCGGCCTGTCCATGCTCATGGGCGCGTCGAACATCCTGCTCAAGGACCGGGTGAAGGACTTTGACGAATACGTGTCCGCGCCGTTCATCCGGGCCATGTACCGCTTCAACATGCAGTGGAACCCGCGCGAGGAGATCAAGGGCGACTACGAGGTCGTCGCCACCGGCTCCCAGTCGCTTATCGCCAAGGAAGTCAGGGCGCAACAGGTGCCCGGCATCATTTCGCTCATGGCGAATCCCTTGTTCGCCAGCCGCATCAAGGAAGACGAACTCCTTAAAGTGACGCTTGAACAAACGGACTTGCCCGCCGAACGCATCCTGCGGACCGAGAAGGAAGCGCAGGAACATCAGCATCAGCAGATGGTCATGCAGGCGCTGGCGCAGGCCGAGGCCAACGTACAGGCCCTGACCGCCGAGTTGGGCAGGCAGGGGCTTTCCCCCGAACAGGTGCAGCAACAGCTCATGCTGGCGTTGGCGCAGTCGCAGCAGCAGGCGGCGCAGGCCCAGTCTGAACAGCCGATGGAAGGGACAGCCGCATGATGAAGCAGCCGAGCAGGGCCGCCGCCGATCTCCGCGCGGCGTTCGGGACGGGGTTTTATCTCGCGCTCCGGGAATTGCTTGAAGAGGAAATCGAGACGCAGCGCGACACGCTTGAGAACGCGTCGGACGAGGCGTCGCTCAGAAAAGCGCAGGGCGCGCTCGTGGAACTGCGCTCCATCATCAATACAATCACGCCGAAAGAGTGAATGCCATGCAGGAAGACCAGAATCAGGAGCTGATGGATCAGGAAGGCACGGAAGCCTTTGCCGCAGGATTCGACGACGAGCCGGGGAAGCCCGCCGAGCATCCGGAACAGGAGCTTGATCAGGTATCCGAGGAGGGAACGCCGCCCAGCCCCGAGGAGCCGTCCGCAGGGCAGGCGGTCCCGCAGCCGGAACCGGCAGTACAGGCACAGCCCGCCGTCCCTGAACCCCAGCCGCGTGAGGAGCCGCAGCAGCCGAAGACGGTCGAGATTCCCGAGGGGATCAAGTCGGAATTCGCGGAACTGGAACAGCTCTCGCCGGAAGCGGCCGCCATCGCCCGCGAGGATTCCCCGGAAGGGGAAACGCTCCGCAAGCGGCTGGCGGAATACGGCGCGGACAACGCGATGGATCGGGCGGAACTGTTTATGGCCCGGCGTGAGCGGGAAGCCTTCGCCGCGCAGCAGCAGGCGGGCATGGCGGAGGCCGCGAACCGGAATTTCGTGGCGGTCGTCCGGCAGGCCCATCCCGATCTTTTCGAGGCATCCCGCAGCAAGGCGGACAACGAACGGTTTCAGGCGGACATGCAGGCGTGGATTGAGCAAAAGCCCTACGCCGAAGCCGCGCCGCTCATGGACGTGTTTCTGCACGGGCGTGATCCGCACGCCGTCGCCGAGCTGATCACCCGCTTCAAGAACGAACGTCAGGCGCCGCAGAAGGCGCGGACGAATCCCGACGGTGCGTTCGCCGTCCCGAGGCGCGGCGCGCCTGTTGTGCCGCAGGGCGTCGGATCGAAAGACGACTTCGATGCCGGATGGAACATCTAACCGAGGTGAAAACGTATGCCTCCCATGACGACCACAGGAGACATCTCCTACCGCACCGCAGGGTATTTCTCGAAGCAGCTCCTTGAGCGTTCGCAGCCCCTGCTCGTGCTCGACAAGTTCGGGCAGCCGAAACCGCTGCCCGCCCACAGTACGCGGACGATCAAGTTCCGTGGCTATGAGCATCTTCCCAACCAGCCCAAGGCGTTGATCGAAGGCGTGACGCCGCAGGCCAGCAAGCCGACGTTCAAGGACATCGAGGCCACCATCAACCAGTACGGCGACTGGATCGAGCTGACCGACGTGCTGGCCGACACCCACGAGGACCCGCTCATTTCCGAGTTCTCGGACATTCTGGGCGAACAGGCCGCCATCATGCGCGAACGCATCACGGCGGGCGTGGTGCTCGGCGGGACCAACGTGTTCTTTTCCGGCGAGACGGCCGGGGCGCAGGCGACCAACCGCAACGGCGTGAACAAGCCGCTGACGCTGGAACTCCAGCGCCGGGTGACCCGTATGCTCAAGCGTCAGCTTGCCATGCCCATCACCTCGTTCGTCAGCGCGTCCCCGAACTTCAAGACCGAGAGCGTGCTGCCTTCGTATGTCGCCATCTGCCATACCGATTGCGAGGCGGACATCCGCGAGATGCGCGGCTTCCTCGACGTGAAGGACTACGGCGGGGGCTATAAGCCCATGCCCGGCGAAATCGGCTCCGTGGAAGGCGTGCGCTACATGTGCACCACCGTCTTCGAGCCGTGGGCCGACGCGGGGGCAGCCGGGAACGGCGTTTTGTCGTCCACCGGCGCGTGCGCCGACGTATACCCCGTCCTGTACCTCGCCAAAAACGCCTTCGGCATCATTCCCTTTAACCGTTCCGCCGGCGGGAAGTCTCCCATCGTGCCGATGGTTCTCAATCCCAACGTCCCGCGTGGCGGTGATCCCCTTGGTCAGCGCGGCAGCATCGCGTGGAAGATGTGGCACGGCGCCATCATTCTGTACGATCTGCACATGATCCGGGCGGAAGTCGCCGTGTCTTCGCTGTAGCAGGAGCCGTCATGTCCCAAATGAAGGAACAAGAAATGGCGAAGGAAAAGGAATCCGGCAGCAAGCCGCCCCTGACCCCGGAGGAGAGCGAACGCCTGAACCAGTCCGTTCAGAAGAGCGAGGCGCAGGCCGTGGCGCAGCTCCGGCATCAGCGCAAGGTACGGATCCTCATTCCGTCAGGTCGCGGCGAGCATGAAAAATGCCCCGTGACGCTCGGCGTCAACGGCCAGTCCTATCTCATCGAGCGGGACAAGGAGGTGGAGGTGCCGGAAGCGGTGGTCCACGCCCTTGAACTCGCCGTGGAGAAACAGCCTTTGGTCAACGTGGACCCGGTGACCCGTGAGCGGACCATGTCGTTCGTGCCCGTGCCCCGGTTCCCGTACCGCCGTATCGGCGAGGCGGTGTAACCATGCAGGCGGCGGAAATCCTGCGCCTTGTGTCCGGCGCGTTGCAGGACCTTGAACCGGGCATCCGTGCGAGGTGGGAGTGGAACGGCGGCGACGACAACGCCGTCGGGCTGCTCGACTTCCTGAACCATGCGCTCAGGGAAGTGGTCATGCAGCGTCCGGACGCCACGGCCGTAACCGGAGACATCGTGCTGGAGCCGGGCATCCGGCAGGCCATTCCCGGACGGAAGCACGGCGTGAAGGCGCCCGCCATGCTGTTTATCGGTCTGAATGCGAACGTGTGCGATGGAAGGACGGGCAGGCCGATCATGGCGACCACCACGGAGAACATCACGGGGTGGGCGTCGATGGGCATGTCCGCCCCGTGGGCCGGAATCGAGTATTTCGCCTATGACCGGATGGCGGACCCTTTGTTCTACTGGGTGTTCCCCGCCGTGCCGGAAGAGTGCGAGGCGATCGCCAACGCCACATGGAGCGCCGAGCCGCCGCGCATCGGAAGCCCGGACGACTGTCTGCGTCTGCGGGATACGTTCGCTCCGGCGCTTGTCCACCATGTCCTGTACGGCATCCTGTCCGGCGATAATGAGGCCTCCAATCTGGCCCGCGCGCAACACCACCTGAGCGAGTTCTACAACGCGCTCGGGGTCAAGCGGCAGGTCGATGCCGCGTGGCCCCGGACGAGTACCGGAGGCGCGCAATGACGGAGCGCATGGCTTCCTACGATGTGATCATCCCCCGCGTGCTCATGCAGGTGCAGCCGTGTCCGCAGTTCGTCGTCCTTGACGCCGTTCAGCAGGTTGCCGTGGACTTCTTCACCCGGACCGAGGTCTGGACGGACACGATGGCGGAAACGCTCTTTCGCGGTTCCCGTGTTGTGGAGTTGATGACTGACAGGGGCGTGGTCGTTTCCCGTGTCCTTCACTTGCTGCTCGATGGCGTGCGGTTGGAAGGTGGGAGCGACTTTCATGCGGAGAGGGCCGGATCGGGAATCACAGTGCTGTTTCATGCCGCGCATGAGGACGCCGACCACACCGTTTACGCGTACTGCGCGTTTCGTCCGGCGCGGACGGCGGCGCAGGTTCCTGAAGCGTTGCTTGAAGAATGGGGCGATACGCTGGTGTTCGGCTCTCTCGCCAAAATCAAATCCATGAGCGGCCCGCGTGTCGGCTGGTCCGATCCGCAGGCCGCCCAGATGAACCTGTCGCTTTACGAGCAGGGCGTCGCGCAGGCCCGCATCCGGGGTGCAAGGCGCGGGGACGGGCGGCGGCTGACGGCGCGCCCCCAAAGAGGTGACCTATGAGCAATCTCCCAACCGTCAACGTGACGGCGCGCGTTTACGACCAGAGCGGCAAACCGATTCACAAGGCCGTGGTCACGATGCGCCTGACGACCGTTGAACGGTATTCCGGCTACATCGTGCCGCGCGAAGTGCGAGCCGAGACTGACGCCGCGGGCAAGGCCGTCCTTGCTGTCTGGCCCAACGAACTCGGCACGGAATCCTCCGAATACCGTGTTCATATCAAGTATCCGCACAACGGGTGCGAGTCTTCGTGTTTCAACGGCGGTTCCGGGTCGGTAAGCGGGTATGCCGTCGTTCCGAACCATGACTGCGATTTGCAGGACATCATGGAACTGTCCCCTTATGAGCAGCGCGGCGCGGGGCAGGTCATCACGTCCGAAGTCGCCATGTATGCGGGGCAGGCGTCCGCCGCCCGCGACGCGGCGCAGAGCCACGCGCAGTCCGCACAGGCCAGCATCGGACAGGTGAACGCCGCTGCGGAAAAGGCCGAAGCGGCGAAAACCTCCGCGCAGATCGCGGCGGAACTGGCGACGGCCAAGGCCGGGGAAGCCGGGGAACTGGTGCAGCGGGCCAATGAGCGCATCGTCTATTTCGAGAGCGAAGTGACGCAGCGCGTGGAAACCGAAACGAACCGGCTGACCACGGCGGCGACGACCGTCATCACGGAGAGCCGGAACGACGCCCTGAACCAGATCGAACAGCGAACCACACAGTCGATCATGGAGGTGACGAGCAACGCCGCCACTCTGAAGGCTGACGCCGTGGAAGCCGTGACCCGTGCGGAGGCGCGGGCCGTGGACGCGCTGGACAAGGGCGTCGAGGACGGCCTCCGGCAGTTCCATGAAGAGGGTGAACTGTTCAAGGAGGATTTCGAGCAGCTCACGGAACGGGCCGAGTCCGCCGCGAAGAAGGCGGGTTGCGCGTCGCTGTCGGCTCAGAGCCACGCGAACCGGGCTTGTGAGTGCGCCAAGGCGGCCGAGCTTGCGGCCGAAACCTCCGAGGCTGTGCAGGCGAGCGTGCTGGAAGCAGCACGGGCCGCCGAGATTTCCAAATCCTGCGCCGAATCCGCCGCCGCGCGGGCCGATGCCAAGGCGTTGGAGATCGCCAACCGTGTCCACGATGCCGAGGACGCGGCCAAGACTGCGGAGAGGGCCGCGTCAGCCGCGAGGCAGGACGCCCTTTCCGCAGCGCAGTCCAATCAGGCCGCATCTGTAGCCCGTGATGAGGCCATGCAGTCCTCCGTAGAGGCTGCTCAATCCGCTGCGGCATCAAAGGCGGATGCGGACAGGACCGAGGGGTACGCCGGGCGTGTCGAGGAGGAAATCAGGCACGTGGCCCTCGACATCCTTACGCCGCAGGTTGTGACCGAGGCTGTGGCGAAGGCCACGGAAAAAGCCACGGAATCCGCAGGATTGGCACAGATGCACGCCGAGGACGCACAGTTCGCCGCGAACGACGCCCGCAATACCGCCGTCATTTGCAAGAACAATGCGGACAGGGCGGTAGAGGCGAAGGATGCCTGTGAAGACCTCGCCGCGAGGTTCCTGCACGACTATCAGGTCGAGTCCGCCACGGTCGAATTGTCCGCGCAGATGGTGCGTCTGGCGGATCGCGTGACCCGCGTGGAGCTTGATCACATCAACATCCCCCACGGCGGGGACGGAAACCCCTCACCCGGCGGCTATGAATTGGCGCCGGGGGTGCGGGTTGTGCCTCTCACCGTTGTTGACGACGCCGTGAACGCTCCGGTTACCGGCGCGGCGCTTACCGCAGTCGTCGATGATTTTTAACCCTTAACCTGAAAGAGGATTATCATGCCCAAGAAATTGCTTTCTCAGCTCATTGACGAAAACGGAAACGAAATTCTGTATTCCGGCGCCCTCGTCGTAGACGCAACGACCGGCAAGACCTTTTCCGAACATGTCGCCGACAAAAACGCCCATCCGGACTTTGGCGATCTCGCCATCCAGAACAAGGCCGACATCTTCGCCGATGCCGTTCTGACCGGTACTCCGGTCGTCCCCACCGCGCCCGCCGGGACAAACACCACGCAGGCCGCGAGCACCGAGTTCGTGGAACGTGCCGTGAACGCCGTGCTCGGCGCGAACGACGCGATGCTGTTCAAGGGCATCGTCGACGGCACCCATGCGTTGCCCGACGAGGCCTACCATACCGGCTGGACCTATAAGGTAAACGAGGCCGGAACCTACGCCGGGCAGGCGTGCGAAATCGGCGATATGGTCGTGTGCGTGAGCGATTTCGACACCACCGCCGCCAACGCCGACTGGGTCGTCGTGCAGCGCAATATCGACGGCGCCGTGACCGGCCCCACGGCCTCCACGTCTGACAATGTGGCGGTCTTTGACGGCGCGACCGGCAAGGTTATCGCCGACTCCGGCATCACCAAGGCTTCCGTATCCGGCGCTATCGCCAAGGCTCACGAGCACGCCAACAAAGCTCAACTGGACGCCATTACCGCTACCGGCGCTCAGGTCAATCAGGCCGTGGCCAATAGCCATACCCATGCCAACAAGTCGGCCCTCGACGCGATCGGCACGGATTCCGACGGCGATCTCACCTTTAACGGCAAAGCCCTGAACGGCGAAACCGGTGTGGCTTTCGTGGCCTCCGCCGAAGAAGCGCCCGTGTTCACCGGCAAGCTGCGGATGGTCGTCGCCGACTATACGTCTCCGGCTGGCGTCTGAGCCTAGAACCGTCAAACAGGCCGGGGCGGCAACGCCCCGGTAGGGAACGCCATGTCGAAGACAGCACTTTGCCAGGTCTTGATGACAACGCTGGAGCGCCCCCTCACCCTGAACAGTGGGAAAGTGCTGCCTGCGGGAACGGAAGTTGTCCTGCTTCCCCAGACGACGGCGCACAGCGTTCTTGTTTCGGCTGATCAGACGCTCGCGGAAGCGTGGGACGGCCTTTCCAAAGTCGGCCACGTCCATGAAGACGATCAGGCCAATCTTGTACACTACGCCTCCGAGCTGACCCGGTATGCGGATCGGCTGGCGGCAATCGAGACGTGGGCGGTCGCCAACGGATTCACGCCGCCGACGCAGGGAGCATAACCTATGAGCCAGACTACAGAAACGCCGCAGCCGACCAACGCCGAGCTTGTTGCTCAGGTTGTCGGCGCGGTGACGGCGGTTCAGGACGCCGAGGCCGTATTGGTTGAGGGGGCCAAAAACCTCGCGGATCATATCGCGGACCCCAATGCCCACGGCAGGGACGTGGCCGCCTGCATCGCTCAGGCCGTTGCGGATCATGACGGCAATACCGGGGCGCATGCCGGAACGTTCGTGAAGTCCGACGATGTACGGCTCTCGGATGCCCGTACCCCGAAGCCGCACAAGGCGACTCACGGCACAGCCGGTAGTGATCCGATCACTCCTTCGGACATCGGGGCCGCCGAAGCTTCGCACAAAGAGAACCATAGGACGGGGGGAAGCGACCCCCTCGCGCCTGCGGACATTGGAGCCGCGCCCGCTTCCCATACGAACGTGGCGGCTACAGCCTCGGTTTTGGGGCACGTCAAGTTCGGCACGACGGCGGGGACGGCGTGTCAAGGCAACGACGCCCGTTTGAGCGACGCGCGCACGCCCAAATCCCATACGCACACGAAGAGCCAGATTTCCGACCTCGGCAACGCGACGGACGCCGCCGTGGGGCTGGCGCGGGGCGACGGTGCAACCATAAGCACTTCCAACGGCGTGCTGTCGGTCATCGCCTCCGTGGAAGCGACAGCAGGCAGCATCGTGAAGCGCGATGCCTCCGGAAACATCGTCGGCAGCATCACGGGCCACGCGACGTGGGCCGACCTCGCGGAAGTCTATCGGGCGGACGGGCCGCTGGAAGAGGGCGACGTGGTGCGCGTTTCCCCGGACGACGGGTTCGACGTCGCCCGGGCGGTTCCCGGTTCGCCGGTCCTCGGCGTCGTGAGCCTGCGCCCCGGCGTCCTGCTCAACTGCGGCAAAAAGGACGAGCCGCTGCACTACGCCGTGGCCCGCGTGGGCATGGTTCCGGTCAAGGTTTCCGGGCCCGTGGCCAAGGGTGGTCGCCTGACGGCCGGAGCGGACGGAAAGGCCGTCGCCTCCACGGACGGAACCGGCTTCGCCTTCGCCAATGAAACCAAGCGTGACGAGGCCGAACGGCTCGTCATGTGCATCCTCTAATCTTTCAAGGAGTTTTGTCATGACCACTGCGGAAACCAATCCCGTTGCCCCCGTCAACCCCGCCCTCGACGTCGATCCCGTCTACGAAATCACGCTTTGGGTCGCCACCTGCTCCAACAACTCCCGCACCGTGGCGGAATGCGGCACGTTTACGGATGCGCTGTTCGCGAAGCTCGCCAAGGCCTCGGTCATTGAAGACCGGACGATGGGGTGGGTTGCCAGCCAGCTCAACACCGTGTTCATGAACCGCGGCAACGACGTCGGGTTTGTGGACATGATGTTCGCCTACGACAGGCCGCGCATCGCCAGAGGCTGCGTGGAGACGCTGATCGACGCGATCCAGCACAGCGTCGAGGCGCCCATTCAAACCTACATCGACGCCTACGTCGAACGCTACGGCGAAACCCGTGAAATCCTGACCGTCAAGCTCCGCTGGCTGACCATGTTCACCCATTACCCGGACAACGTCGCCGAGGTCGAACGCATCCTCGGCATTCTCAACGGCACGACCGAGGCCGCCTGATGAACATGCCCTTTTGCGACCAGTGCGCCGTGGCCAACCGGTGCATGCAGGATCTGGCTCTGTTCGACCGGGAAACCGGCAACAAGCGCATCCCGCCCGAATCGTTCTGCCGGGCGCGGTACGAGGAGGCGGGTGTGCCCTTCGACGATTTTTACAAGAAGGTGCTTATCCGCGAAGCGGACAACCCATATGCCCTCGTCTCGGTGTTTCCCGAGCTGAAGGAAGAGCTGGAAGCTCTTGAAAAGGAGGAGGCATGAAACTGCCGCAGCTGCCGCTCAGCGTGACCCTCATGCTGACGGAGAAGTGCAATCTCCGCTGCAAGTACTGCTACGAGGTCTTTTCCGGGAACATGAAGGCGAAGACCATGTCCCGCGAGGTGATGCGGAAGGGCATCGACCGCTATCTCAACGCGGAAACGCTGGCCCTGCATTCGCAGATCAACTGGGACTTCGTTGGCGGGGAGGTGTTCGTCGAATTCGAGCTGCTCCGTGATGCCCTCGACTACCTGATCCAAAGGTATCGGGAACTGGGCCTGTGCCCAAAGAAGCATCTGCACATCAGCCTGTGCTCCAACGGCACGCTGTTCACCCCGGAGGTTCGGGCATGGTGCGAACAGATGCGGGAGCGCATCGGCTTTTTCGGGATCAGCGTTTCACTCGACGGGGTGAAGGCTGTGCACGACTCCCAACGCAGCGGTTCCTTCGACGCGCTCATGAAGACGTTCGAATGGTGGAAGGAGGCTTTTCCGGAAGGCAACACCAAGGGGACCATCGTTCCCGAAACCCTGCCGCATCTCTTTGAGAACGTAAAGTTTTTCGTTGAGGATCTGGGGCTTCCGCGCTTCTACATCAATCCGACCTTTGAGGGGCCGTGGACGGAACGGGACGCGGAAATCTACGGCGAACAGCTCATCGCCTGCGCGGAATACTTTCTGGGACGGCCCGAATACGGCCTGCTTGAGAACAGCAACCTGTTTCATCCCATGCACATCCGGGTGGAGGGCAAACGGAACTGGTGCGGAAGCGGCACGCACATGCGGGCCATCACGCCCGACGGTTCCATCTACCCGTGTCTGCGCGGAGCCACGAGCCGCCTGTGCCCCCTTGGGCACATCGACACCGGCGAGGATCGGCAGAAGCTCGTGCCGTTCTTCCTCTACACCAAGTACAACGACGACAAGGAGTGCGATGCCTGCGAATTCGCCACGCACTGCCCGTCCTGCGTCATGCAGTGGAAGGAGGACACCGGCGACATCTATGTCCGCTCCAAGAGCCTGTGCCCGATGACCAGGGTGCGGTGCCTCGTGTCGAAGTTCTACACCGAGCACACCACGGAAACCCTCGTGTTCCCCGGAGAGCAACATGGCGAAGACAGCATGGAGTGAAACGGTATCCGCCGACGTCCCGATCCGGGGCGCGGCGCTGGTCGAGCTCAGGACGGCGATCAGAAACGAACTGGGCCGCCGCAAGCTCGGCGCGCTGGCCGTGACCGACGCCACGCCTTCGGGCGTTCAGGCCAAGTCCGTCCACGTCACGGAACTGACGGAACAGTTTTCCAAGATCAAGACGCAGGGGAATCTGGGCGCGGTGAAGGACGCCGTGATGGCGGCCTCGACCCTGACCCTGCTGCGCGAGGCGGTCAACACGGCTGAGAACGCCCCGGCGCAGGGCGGCTCGGGCGGCTGCAACGCCGCGTGCACCGGGCTGTGTCAGTCATGCACGGGAAGCTGCACCGGAAGCTGCACGTCATGCACGGGTTGTTCGGGGACCTGCTCGGGCACCTGCTCCGGGTGTTCCGGTACGTGCAGCGGCGGCTGTTCCGGCTGCGGAAGCGGTTGCGCGTCCACCTGCTCGGGCACCTGCTCCGGCGGGTGTTCCGGCTGTGGCAGCGGCTGTGCCTCGACATGCAGCGGCGGCTGCAAGACCGGGTGTTCCAGTTGTACCGGGAGCTGCACGGGTTCCTGTTCCGGCTGCTCCAACACCTGTACAGGGAGCTGTTCCGGGTGCTCCAACACCTGCACCGGAAGCTGTTCCGGAACATGTTCCACAACGTGTACAGGAGGTTGTACGGCGACCTGCGGCGACGGCTGCTCAACGGCCTGTGAAGCCGGATGTCAGGCAACCTGCGCCATCGCCTGTGTCTTAATGGGCGGAGGTTGATCCATGAACGCGCGGCGCTACGCCATACAGGTCTTGATCGCCCTTGACCAGCTCATCAATGCCGTGCTCGGCGGCTGGCCGGACGAAACGCTTTCTTCCCGGTGCTGGCGGTGGAGCCGGGACGGGGTGCGGGACTGGCCCCGGCGGATCATCGACGGGCTGCCGTTCTGGAAGCCGGGGCACTGCCTGCGCGCCTACGAGGGCGAGCGCGACCGCCTGCAATGCCCGCCGGAGTTGCGATCCGGCTCTTCGGTATAACTCTGGCCCGGCCTCCGCGCGCTCGCGATGGGCCGGGCTTTCTCAGGAGCGGCTATGTTCTATGGACTCCAGTTCAATACGAGCGAAGGCGAATCCATGCAGGTCGTGATCAATACGGCCTTACAGGTGTATGCACGGGCGAGCTCGGGGGGAATCTTCGGGGAGTGGAAGTATATCTGCGGCCCGGGCGAGGGAGACGGCGCGCTTGAAGTCGAAAAGGCCACGGTGGCTGAGAAGGCGTATCGGCTGGCCTCTCCGATGACGATTACCTTTGCTGGCGACGCCCAAGGAGCCGTGAGCTTTGACGGTTCGGGGAACGTGACCGCAACGCTTTCGGTCAGGAACGGTTCTGTGGATGTTTCGGATCTCGTCAATGGTGCCCTCAATGCGCTCATCGGAGACAAGAACAGCATTCTGATGAAAAAGGTGCAGTCCATGATAGACGAAGCGATAAGCTATCACGTCAATAAAAGCGGCTGGCATATCAGCCAAGACCGGGGGGGCAATTGATGCCGACACTGCTAATACCCGGATTCGGCGGCGAGGTCCCGCGTATTGAGCCGAGGACCCTTGAGGAGCATCAGTCAGCGCGAGCGGTCAACTGCGACCTGCGGCGCGGCAGCCTGCGCCCCCTGCGCGGCGTCCGCCGGGTTGCGGAGGTTTCAGCGTCGGCGCGGACGATCTTCAAGCATGACATCGACGGCTGGCTGGCATGGGATAAGGATGTGTCCGTTGTAAAGTCTGCGGTCATCGACGTGATTGGGGAAACCCCGCTCGGGCATCTGTTGATCACCGGTGACCGGGACTATCCCACACAGCGGTTTGCCGGAGGCGAGACGTACCGTCTCGGCATTCCGCGCCCCGAGACGGCCCCCACCGTCACAGTCAAAGCCGGAGCGGGCATCGGCGACGTCTCCGTTCATGGGTTCATTGCCGGGTCTGGGGGCGACATGCCCACAAAGGACAGTCAACTTGCCCCTGTCGAGGGACAGGGCGTCGCCGTCGCTCCAATCGTGTTCTCCAGCATTGATGGCATCCCTCCCTCAACTGAAGCGGAGAAGATTTCCCGCAGTTCATCGTACTGCTACACCTATGTGCAGAGCCTGCAAGGCGGCGTGTATCAACAGGAATCAGCCCCGTCCCCGCCTTCCGAACTCGTCGACGTGAAGTCGGGGGACGGGGCTCTCGTCAGCGGGTTCCGCCTGCCTTCGCTTTCGGGGCTGAACATTACGCATATCCGTATCTACCGTACGGTCGCGGGGAATGAAACGGGAGAATTCCGTTTCGTTGCCGAGATTCCTGTTTCGCAGGCGGAGCATATGGATACGGCGCACGACAAGGACGTTCCCACGGACGTGCTCCAGACGACGCTTTGGGACAGGATTCCCGACGATGCGCAGGGGCTCATCAAGACCGACAACGGCATCTATGCCTGTTTCCGGGGGAACGAGCTGTTGGTTTCCGAACTGTTCATTCCCTACGCTTTCCCGGAATCCTATCGGCTGACCGTGGAGGATCGTATCGTCGCGCTCGGGCATGTGGACAGCACCATCGTGATCCTGACCACGGGGCGGCCTTATCTGGCGCAGGGCGCGGCCCCGGAATCCCTTCAGCTTCTCCATCTTCCCATTGAGCAGCCATGCCTGTCCGCGCGTTCCGTCGGTCATCTGCCCGGCGGCGTGGTGTACGCCTGCCCGGACGGCCTGATGCTGTTCACCTCGGCTGAACAGAGCCTGCTTACCTCCGGCGTATTCACCCGGGACCAGTGGCAGGAACTTGGCCCGGAAAACCTTGTCGGATCAGTGCTCGACGGGCGGTACATCGGCTTTTTCAGCGGCACGAACCAAGGATTCATCCTCGATCTTGGGCGCAAGGACGTCGTGCGCGTCGAACTGCCCGGCGCTCCGGTTCATGCCTTGTACCATCACGTCAACGACGACTGTGTCTATCTGGCCGTGGGGAGGGACATCAGCGTGTTCGAGGGCGGCGAGCCCCTGCCGTACACATGGCGATCCAAGCCCTTCTTCATGTCCGCTCTTACCTCCATGTCCGCACTCCGCATTGAGGGCGGGCAGGACAGGGGCAATCCGGTGGCGGTCCGGTTTTTCGGGTCGGGCGAGACGCCGCGTCAGACGTTGCATGTGCGCGATACGCGGACGGTGCGGATCCGGACGACGCGCTGCGAAAAGCTGTGGGCTCTGGAGTTGTCGGGGACGGCTCCGATCTATGAAGCCCGAATGGGTTCAAGCGTGGAGGATCTTGAGCATGGCGGCGCCTGATCGCGGGTTGCAGTCCGTCCCGCGCGGACTGGATCGGAACCTCACCACCTACTTGCAGGCCATCAGGACAGAGCTGCTCAGGCTTTCGGGCCTTGTCCGCGGTTCGGACCAGTCCCGCGCCGTACGTGCTTCGGAAGCATCCGCGGCGTTTGGCGGCGGGTCCGTTTCCACGCCTTCCGGAAGCGTGGATGTGGCCGCCATCGCCTCACAGATATTTCGGGACGGTTCCGTCACTGAACGCAAACTTGCCGATCGGGCCGTTACAGGCGGAAAGCTGGCGGATAAAGCCGTCACCGCTCGGACCATCGCGCCCGGCGAGGTGGACAACAACGCACTGGCGGAACAGGCCGTTACCGCAGGAAAACTGGCCGGTGGCGCGGTAACTGCCGGGGCTCTGGCGAATGGCTGCGTCACCCGGGGCAAGCTGGCTGAGGACGCGGTGGATACCCGAAACCTGATGGACGGCGCGGTGACCTCGGACAAGATCGAGGAAGGGGCCGTCACGACGGAAAGGCTCGGGGACTGGGCCGTCACGTTTTACAAGATTTCACCCGGCGCGGTCGGGACGGAAAGCATCCGTGATGGAAGCGTCACGGCGAAGAAGCTGGCGAAAGGCGCGCTGCCTCCCGCATGGGCCTCAGGAGACGCGAAGGATGGGGAAACCGTCGCCATTCCGGGGAACTGGGATGGGCGGCCCGCAGTGTTTCTGACGGGATGGAGCTGCATCGTTCCCGAGGCGGACCCCGAAACGGGGGAGCGGCGGATAACCGTCGGTCCGGAGCGGTTCACCGAGGCTCTGGACGCTGACGGCGCGGGAACCGGAGCGTGGAGCTTTGCCGCCAGAGGAGATTTTTCATGGATGGCGATGGGCAGGGCAAAAGAGGAGGCCGGGACATGAGCCGTGTCGAGCTTGTGTATTTCAGGGGCAGCGAGGACGAGCGGAAGCTGATGCGGTGCGCCTACGCAATGTTGGAACGGGAAGGGAGCGCCCGGCGCATGTTCATGGACGGCACCGTGCGATCCGCCGAAGAGTTCGAGAAGGACTTGTTCAGGCCCGGTTCCTTGCCGTTTCTTGTGCTGCATGACGGGCAACCCTGCGGCGTGAGCTGGCTGAATACGCTTGAAGGGCGGGCGGCGCGGGGGCATTACGCCGTGTTCCGCCGGTATTGGGGCAGGAAAATGTCCGTCACCATCGGCAGGAGCATTTTTGAGCACTATCTCGGGCTCAGAGACGAGCGAGGGTATCTGTTTGACGTGCTGATTGGCATCGCTCCGGTGAGCAACCCTCTTGCTTGGAAGCTGGCGTTGCTTTGTGGCGCCGAGAAACAATGCGTACTCCCCCATTTTGCCTACAACGCAAGGACCGGGGAAACCGAGGATGCCGTGTTGACGACGACCACGAGGGAATCTTTGGAGGAAAGCCGATGGGCAGAATGATTTACACGAAGATCGTCATCGATATGAAGACGGGGAAGACGCTGGAGCGGGAAGGCCGCTGGTACGACGGCGAGATTGCCGAGTGCAAGGGCGGCGGATCCAGCGTGAACAACGTGGACTACGAGTACAACGACCGCATGGCGACCATCGCCGAAGAGCAACAGGCATGGGCGAAAGATTATTACAAGATGTGGGAGACGCATTTCAAGCCGTACGAAACCGCGCAGGCGCAGACCAATCTTCAAAATTTGCCTCTTGAGAACAGCGTGTACCGGGGCCAGCTTGAGGCCGCCCGCGATCTGCTCCCGCTGGAAAGCGGCTTGTACAAGCAGCAACTGAAAGCTGAGGCGGAACTGCTCCCGCAGCAGACTGAGGCGACGAAGAACTTTCTGTCCGCCTCGGCGCAGGGGGTGGACGTCGCCGAGCGCATGGGGCTGGCAAAGGCCGATGTTTCTTCGGCGTGGAAGAACGTGTCCGATGCCACGGCGCGGTCCAACGCGCGCATGGGCGTCAATCCCAATTCCGGGCGGTATGCCGGGACGCAGGCGGCCTTGGCTACGCAACAGGCGGCTCAGACGGCACAGGCCGTTACCGGTGCCCGCGTTGGAGCGGAGCAGGAAAACTATGACCGCCTCATGAAAGCCGCCAGCGTCTCGCAGAACAAACTTTCCGGATCTCCCACGAACACTATTTTTCAGGGGCTCAGTTTCCTTGGAGGGTAACGAATAATGGCGCTTTACAAGGTACAAAGCCCGATTAACTCGGCATTGCAGGGGATGCAGAACGCTTCCGCGACCACGGCGGGCATGACCAAGAAGCAGGAAGTGAAGGAACCGAAGAAGAGCTTCGGCGGCGCGCTCGGAAGCATGATCGCTGGCGGCAGTTATGGTCTGGGCATGGCCGACATGTTCACCGGAAGCGAGGCCACCAAAGCCATGTGGGGCGGGGTGAAAGGGGCCTTGGGTGGCGGTGCGGCCGAAACCGGTGCAGCCACGACAGCGGCGACAGAGGCCGTAAACGCTCTCGCCCCGGTTACCACGGCGGCAGGCTCTACGGCTATTCCGGCAGGCATGGCGTCCGTAGACCTTGGAAGCATGGGGACCATCGCCGGGGGCAGCGAAGCGTTGGCGTCGGCGGGGTCCGCGCTTGAGGGCGTTGCCGGTGGCGCGTTGGCATCCACGGCCCCCGAAGCGGCCGGTGCCGCCTCCGCCGCCGGTCCTGTGGGATGGGGAATGTTGGCGGCCGGAGCCTTGGCCGGGATCGCAAGCTACTTGTTGTAA